GTGAAATTTACGCGATGTCGAACAATCCGCCCTATCAAAAATTAACCGTTTGGTTAACATTTCGTTATTTAGCTAAATGACTAAATGGGACTTTTTTGGCGTTTCCGAACCCTCCATCTTCCTTGGCAGTCTTCCTCGAGTGGCAAGAGTGGCAAAGTGGCTGGAGGTTTGAGATCGACAGACGAAGCTCCGGAAATTCCTTAGCAGTTTTTATGTGATCGGCATGGACAGCCATAGCACCACAAAGTTTGCAAGTCGGGTTGAGTGCCAGGAAGTGCGCTCGAAGACTTCTCCAGTCGTGATTGTATACTTTACTTTTTTGATTACTTCTTTTTTGTTCTGTTTTTCTAGCCACTGCCTTAGCGTGAGACTTCAGACGGGTAGGGGGTGTTTTGTGAACCCTCATAGATTTTGCCATGTTCGTTCTCCTTTGGTTTTAGTAGGAAATATAGTCAAAAAACCCTTGTTACAGCGTGTTACAGTGCTCGTAATCTGTTTAGCCCTTATTCTATAAGGTCTCGTGGGCTTTCTTACAATGTTACAAATAACCATTTAAAGGGTATTTTTATATTATATAGAGAGGGGGCAGGGGCAGGGGGATTACCCCTTTATAGAGAAGTGTGTGAAAATCGTAATTATGTATTTTGACCCCTGGTAACTTCATAAGATATGGGGGGTTACAGTCCTAACGGAATGTGTACGGATCTGTATCTAAAAATAAAGCGGTAATAGAAAAACGCAGGTTATTACAATATTTACAAAATTACACTTGTTTTATAAACTATTTAGATGTATCTTTTATTTCAGAACTAAACCAACAATAAGGACAGAATATGTTTTACGGCATGCAAAAAGACGAAATACCTCATGAATTGCTCAACAACCCTCACTGGATAATGTGGAAATTAGTAGATAAAGGTGCAGGTAAAAAGCCTGCTAAGTTGCCCTACTACGCAGTGGATGGATCTCCTAGATTAGGGGTACAGGGCAATGAAGAGGATAGGCGTAAATTAGTTACCTATGACAAGGCAGTTGAGCTTTGGGAGAAGGGTGGTTATGAAGGTATTGGGTACTGTATGCTCCCTGGCGATGGGGATATAGTTGCAGTAGATTTAGATGGATGTGTCACATATAAAGATGGAGAGCCTGTGTTCGATGACAGGTGCAAGTCTATCATGGAGCTCAACCCTGGCTATTGGGAGATGTCTCCTAGTAGGACAGGAGTACACGGATTTTTCAAAGGTAAAGCAATACGATGGAACCGAGGAGGAGTGGAGACATACCAATATTCTCAGTTTCTTACTTGGACGGAGGACATAATCACAGGGTCAGACCGCCTAACTAAATACACAAAGATCCCAGGAACCGAGGATGAAAAGAGTAAAGATGCTCCTGAGCTAGTAGAGTCTTGGTTTGCTGCTGGGTCTGAAGACGACTGGGTGCAGGCAGAGGAGATGCTTAATTTCATTAGCCCTGATTGTGATAACGAGACTTGGGTTAAAGTGGCCATGTGCCTTAACCATACCTTCGGTGGTAGAGGTCTTGAGATGTTTAGTGCATGGTCCAAGCGCGCAGAGAATCCGGATAAAATTGCTGATGATGCTCACATGGAAGCTACCTATAATAGGATGGACAAGAACGGTCAAGGCAACCCTGTCACATTTGGTACCCTTATTATACTAGCCAAAGAAGGCGGCTGGATCAGGCCGGCACCGGATCAAGAAAATTGGAGGGAGAGACTAGTGTATGCTCCCGAGGGTGAGAATGGAGAGCCTGAGAAACTCATGAAGATTGAGTCCAATCTAGAGCTGATACTTAAGTTCGATGAGAAGCTGCCCACTCCGGCCTATAATGAGTTGGGTCATAAACACGAGATGAGAGGGGAGATCCCATGGCGTAAGCGTGACATAACTGTTTGGCAGCCAGTGAGAGATGACTTCGCAGCACTGCGCAGATACATTAATGAGACATACAAGGTCAACTTCTCATTAGATGTTATCGAGACAATATTCAATCTGTGTGCCATTGATAATAGTTATAGCCCAGTAGTAGATTACTTGGAAGATATGCAAGGTACATGGGATGGGGTAGAGAGAGCAGACACTTGGCTTATTGATTTTCTCGGTACTGAAGATAATGCTTACTATAGAGAAGCAGGTCGGTTGGTCCTAGACGCTGCAGTTACTAGAGCTATCTACCCAGGATGTAAGTTTGACTATGTGACCATCATTGAAGGTCCTCAAGGCACAGGTAAGTCAACACTATTAGAAGTACTAGCTAAGGGTCACTTCACTTCAGATGAGACTACTCTAGAAGGTAAAGATGCATTGGCAAAACTGTCTAGATACTGGTTCATTGAGATGTGTGAGATGTCCGGACTTAAGTTCGCTGATGTGAACAAACTCAAAGCTGTCATCACAAGGTCTGAAGACAGCTACCGCCCACCTTATGAGAAGAAGATAATTGATGTCAAGAGGTCGAGTATCTTTATGGGCACGACAAATGACTCAGAATACTTGAAAGACTCTTCCGGTAACAGACGGTACTTACCTATTAGGCAGGGGCAAGGTGATATTGACATTAAAGGGCTCAAAAAAGTAGTGGATCAGATTTGGGCAGAGGTGATGCACAACCATAATAAAGACATGTGCTATAAATTGTACTTGAGCAGAGAGTCAGAAGCATTAGTCGCTGAGATGCGGTCATCTCGCACTTATGAAGATCCAGATCTACCTGAGATAATTAACTATATATCCACACCGATCCCTAAGAACTTCTACGAGGGAGGGGATATGTCCGAAGAACTAATGGTGCGAGAGAATGTCACATCTAAAGAGATAAGTGAGCAAGTGCTGGGGATAAAGTGGTCTCAACTACCTCAAAAGGACAGGACTAGAGTGAATGGCTTGCTTAAGTCAATAGCCTTCTTAAATAGATCAGAGGCACCTAAACAATTCGGTAGATATGGACTATTTAGATATTATGCTATTGACCACATGGCTATGCTCATGGACTTCCCCAAGTTCTATAAGAAATCACAGGACTTAGATAACAAAGAAGCTCTACTTAGTGTGAAGGAGTGTTTCTAATGTTAGAATGGGACGAAAACAGAGCTAAGAAAATAGCTTCCAGTAAATTGAAAATGCAAAATGTATATGCCAAGCCAGTAAGACTGCCTGACATGTTCGATGATGCTTTAATAGGAGTTGACACCGAGACAGGTGCCTTTGTCTACAATAGGGACCTACTATCTCGATTGATAGGCGCATATTTGGATGTATCTGAAGTAGGAGCAGAAGCAAACATATCAGCTATGCTAGAGCACTACAAAAACTATTTTAAGAAACCAATTTTGGTTAGTCCTACAGGAGGCATGTAATGACTAGAGAAGAAGCAGAAGAGTTTTGTGAAGGTGAAGAAGGAGTATTGTTTTGCGATGGGTACGACGATTGCATATTGGGTATGGTGTCACACCCTGAGATGAGAGTTGTGTATAATGCAGACAAGATGCTACAGTCTATGATAGAAGATGAGGAAATGGAAATGGAGTTTTCTGATGCGCTGGAGCACCTGGCATATAATATCGAAGGTGCGTATCTAGGACCTCACACCCCTCTATATGTATATGGGGTTGACAATGTTTGATTAGTTAAGTAGTATTATGATGCAATGCAGTTACCTTCCTTCCTGTGTTCGTTGGTTGAAGCCCCTTGGTAATTCGAGGGGCTTTTCTATTGTATAGGTATGATGAAAAAGAAACCAACACATACAGAACACAGAGAGCAGTGCGGATTTATCAATATGCTTAAATGCATTAAGCCTGAGCTTAACGACTACTGGTTTGCAGTACCTAATGGAGGGAAACGTGACATCAAGGAAGCGGTTAGGATCAAGAAAGAAGGCGGGAAGAAAGGAATACCTGATTGGATTATGCTCTATCCTAATTCTATGTACTGTGGCCTGCTTATTGAGTTTAAAAGGCCTGATGGCAAAGGTGTTGTGTCCAAAGACCAAAAAAGAATCATGGCTAGTCTGAGCAAAGTCGGATATTTATGTGAAATTGCTTTGACAAAAGAGCAAGCATGGTCTATATTAGAAGAGTACTTATCTTTGAGTTGAGAACTAATGGGCATATTTTCACCAATTAAGCGTATCTACAACGCGATAACTACTGCAGACGTGTACGGCGACGACTTTGATTTAAGCGGTGCTGTCAATGTAGTTACTGAGCAGACCGCTATGAGGCAGTCTGCTGTTTCTGCGTGTGTCAGGCTCATATCTTCTGCTATGGCTTCTATGCCGGTGAATCTTGCTGAAGTAGACGAAGATGACTTCTTAACAAACACAAAAGACCCCTCTATTTGGTATGTGCTTAATGTACGTGCAAATAGGTGGCAAGACGCCTTTTCCTTCAAAGAGATAATGGCGTATAATTTAGTTTTGAGGGGCGCAGCTTATGCTCGCATATTCCGAGATAGTAGAGGGGACGTAACAGGACTGGTTCCTATCCCCGCTGGTAATGTCCAGTTAGAAATGCTACCGAGCGGAGCCTTGAAATATCATGTCACAGACCCTACGGATCAATCTATTCGCACTGTTAACCAGTCTGATATGCTACACGTACGCGGCTTATATTCTGACATAACTACTCCAATATCGCCTCTTGCATTTGGTGCGGAGGTTATATCCATAGACATGTCTATGTCAGAGCATCAAGATCAATCCTTTGGTAAGCGTAGAGCTATGCCAGGTGGTGTAATAACTACCGAAAAGAAAATATCTCCGACGTCCCTTAAGAACGTAGAGAAAAGGTTCGACGATAGAGCAGCTGGCAAATTAAATGCTTGGAAAACTATAGCACTTGATGCGGGCATGGAATTTAGTGCCATGAACGTGAGTAATACTGATGCTCAGTTTCTAGAGTCTCGTAAATTCCAAGTAGCTGACGTTTGTAGGATATTCAATGTACCTCCTGCTATGATACAGCAGACTATGGATTCTACTTACTCTACTGCAGAGCAGCAGCATCTATCTTTTGTTGATTTTGGTCTTAGGCCACTAGCTGAGAGATTTGAACACGCATGGAGAAACCAGCTCCTTAAGTTCAGTGACACAAGAAAATATGTATTTAACCACAACTTCAAGTCTTTAACTAGAGGCGATCTAGATTCCACATCTAAATTCCTTAGAAATATGGTGCAGGGAGGTCTTATGACTCCTAATGAAGCCCGAAAAGACATGAATTTACCTAGATTTGATGATGAGGGTGCAGACAAACTATACATTCAGCAGAACATGGCTTCTGTAGATAACTTAGATAACTTGCAAAACCCTGATAAAGAGAAAGATATGACTAAGACAGATACCTCGGGGGAGGACAACAATGAATAAGATCGGAGATAAAGCGTTTTGGTCAGGGGTAGAGGCCCTAAAAGCTTCTACGTCAGGCAACTCGCCTAAAGTTGACCTCAAAGAGGTTAAAGCTGAGTCTAATGAAGACGGATCTGTTGATTTATATATTGATGATGCGATCAATGGGTTTTATGGGCTTGATGCTTCTACTGTGGTAAAAGCCATACATGAGTCAAAAGGCAAAGCTATTACAATGCATGTTAACTCACCCGGTGGGAGCGTATTTGATGGTCTATCTATATACAACGCTATGCAGGACCATGAAGGTGACATCAATGTTAAAGTTACTGGTCTTGCTGCTTCTATTGCCTCTATTATTGCACTTGGTGGCAGTAATAAGCCTGAAATGGCCACTGGTACTAGGTTTATGATCCATAATGCAAGCGTTTTTGCAGGAGGAGACCATAGAGCTTTACGTGAGACTGCCAATTTAGTTGAGAGTATCACTGGTGACTTAGTTAAAATTTACGAAAATGCAACCGGACTAAGCTCTCAAGAGCTTACTGATTACATGGATGACGAGACTTTCTTTTCTGCTGAAGACGCTGTAGCCAAAGGCTTTGCGACTATGAGTAGCAAAGAAAAGCCTCAAAACACTGACACGACCGATAGTGTTAGAGCCGAGGTCTTAAGAAACCTCACAAATTGCCAATTACAGGCTATCAAATAAGGGGACATTATGTCTAAAATCCAAAAACTTGTAGCCGAGCGCAATAAACTTGTACTAGACGCTCGCGCAACTATCGAAAACAAACTTTCTAGCCCTGAGCAGATTGAGGCAGCACATCAGATGTCTAAAGACGCTATGACTTTAGGTACTGAGATTGAAAACCTCACAAACCTTGAGAATCTAGAAGCATCTATCCAAGCTGACGCTGAGAAAGCTCAGTCAGGACATGGCGCATCAGGCATTATCGAGAGTGTTAACGCTTTCAGCTCTGATGGCTACATGGAAGCCTTTCAAGCAATGGCACGTCAAGGAGTTAATACTCCGACTGAGTTTATGAACTCATTGACTGTCGGTACTGATGAGAACGGTGGTTTCACTGTTCCAACTAAGCTTAACGCTGCTATTCTTAAGAAGTTAGAAGAGAATAATGTGATGCGTAGAGTAGGTCGTGTTATCACTACTAAGTCTTCTGAGCAATTCACTCTTGAAGATGCTATCGGTACAGCTCTTTGGACTGCTGAAGAAGGTAATTCTACTGAGACTACTCCTACATTCACTCGTAAGCAAATTGACGCATACAAAGCTACTTCATTGATTAAAATCTCTGATGAGTTGTTGCAAGACAGTATCTCTGACATGGTTAACTACATTGGTTACGCATTTGGTAAGCAGTTAGGACTACTTGAAGAAGTAGCTATGACAACAGGTGACGGTTCAGGTAAACCTACAGGTGTAGTTACTTCTGCGGAGCTAGGGTACACTTCTGCGGTAGCTAATGTTATCTCTTTTGATGACATCAAAAACCTCGAAGCATCGCTTAAAACTGGCTACGCATCACGCGGTAAGTTCATGATGAACAAAACTGCTAAGTTGTCACTTGACCTACTTAAAGATTCTAACGGTCAATACATTTGGCAGCCAGGTGTTAAAGCAGGTGCTTCTGATACATTACTTGGTAAAGAAGTTTACTACAATGATCAAATGGCTGATGTTGCAACGGGTAACGCGGCAGTATTGTTCGGTGACTTTAAAGAGTATATCATCGCTGACAGAGCAAAACGCTCTATGCAACGCATGAACGAACTTTACGCTGTATCAGGTCAAGTTGGGTTCTTAGTTAAAGAGCGTGTAGATGCTAAACTTCTTATTAACGAAGCTATTAAGAAACTAGTAATCGCATAAGCATAAAACACTTAAGCCTACCTTGCCTAGTGTGAGGTAGGCTTTTTTACTTTCAGGGGGCCACATGGCTAAGAAGACAGCACCAGTCGAGATAAGAGTTAAGGTTATTACATCTTTCGGTAGTTCAAAGATGGGCATATTCCAAGCAGGTGACATTGTAACGCAGAAAGACTTACCAAAGCCATTACAGGTAGCAGAGCTACTTAAAGCGGGCTTTGTAGAAGAATATAAGGGTGATTTAGTAGGTCTGTCTGAGAAAGCTATGGCAGACGAAATTAAAGCACTTAAAGAAGAAAACGAAGCACTTAAGGCTATGGGGTAATCAATGGCACTATTAGTATCTCTCGAACAAATGAAGGCCTTACTAGGCATTGATCCTGGCAATACAGATGATGACGCGTATCTCACTAATGAGCTTACGTCTATGTCTGCTATTGTAGAGAAATACTGTGCTAGAGAGTTCACCAAAGCAACCTATACTGACGTACTCGACTACCACGATGGGCTGACTGTTATCACTAACAGTTACCCTATCGAGTCGTTAGTGTCAGTTACTTTAGACGGAGATGCACTTGACCTCTCTGATACTCCGGTTAAGATTATTCGCGAGAGCGGTACATTATCACTAAAAGAGGGTGCGTTCTGTGACTACGACAGCGTTGACATTGAATATATCGGTGGTTATGATCCTATACCTGCTGACATACAGCGAGTAGTTTCAGACCTGGTACATTCTAGGTACGCGAACAAGTTCATAAATGACCCCACTAGACGTATTCGCTCAGAGGGTATTCCTGATGTGGCCAACTATATCTATGAAAGGTCAAAAGCTTTTGATGACAATCCTCTGTTAGGCCCTTATATGCCTATATTGGATGGTTATGTATCAAGTAAGGCCTTAGTATGAGCATAATACCCTCCTTCCAAAGAGTGATATCGCGCAACAGTCGTGAGGTCACTCTTTATCGTGTGCCTGAGAATACAGAGTTTGTATTTAAAGCTGCGTCTAGAGATTTTAGGACTAACCACCCGGAGCAAACGCTCGGGAACCTACAGCAGGAACAACAAGAATATTGGTATGACGCCAAAGAGTTCGATGGTACAGCCCTGCCTAAAGTAAATGATGTCATACAAGACGCTGGTGGGGTTGAGCGTACCATAAATGAAATCTCACCTCTTTGGGAGAGCTCTACATCAGTAGGGTATCGTGTCAGGACGTTTGGGTAGCATGGATTACGCATTCCCAAGGCAACAGCATAAGTTTAAGGCTCACTCTCTAGGTAAGAATGTAACCATTTTAGAGAGTGATGACTTTACTGAATGGTCCACGGAAGAGATACGAGGGTACCAAGTACAGCTTATTGAAGATGAGAGGAAGAGACTTACTAACAGGCGTGAGTTTCCGCATAAGAAGACTGACTATCGTACTGTTGTTGATAAAAAATACGACCTAGCTTTAGCTTCAGTTAAAGACTATGGAGTAGTGAGCTTTGTGCGTAAAGCCGGCATGCCTGAGATAGTTCAGAAAGCAGTTACATTGCTTAGGAAAGTATCACCAGTTAAATACGGTACTTACATGCTGAACCATATAATAATGGTAAATGGCAAAGAGTTGCCACTCCATGCCATAGATCAGATTGTACTAAGTCCGGATGACATAATCCAGCTTGTCAACGTGTCAGAATATGCACGTAAGATGGAGGGGTATGATATAGCAGGAGGAGGAAGGACTAAGAAAGGTACGCCTCGTAAGCGTAAGCCTCAGTCATCTCAAGCACCGCAGGGTGTGTACAGGCTAGTAGCAAGACTTTTAAAACAACAGTATGGCAATACTGCGTTTATAAAATATACATTTAGGACTATGGAAAGTGCTCGTACTGTTAGAGTTACAAGAGGTAAGAGCGCAGGCACAAGTAAACAGAATAGATATCCTATGATAAGGATTGCGTTCTCGTCAGGGACTAAACTATGAGTAGTAAAGAAGTAAGAGCAGAATTTGCTAAACAGATAGGTATATGGGGTGAGCTGCCCCTTGTTCAGATATATGACCCCACGGCTTTCAGCCCTCCGAGTGTGAAAACAGGTATGTTTGTCGGAGTCCAATACACAGCATCAGTTGAGCAAGCTAGGTCACTAGGCACTCCAGGTTCAAATCTCTATAGAGAGATGGGATCAGCAGTGGTACATATAGTCGCACCAAACAGCACACCAATATCAGATATATTGGACAAAGCCGAGTCACTTAGGCTATATTTTAGGGGTAAGAGGTTTGACGGCCTTAAACTTTTTGACGTTGACCCTCCTCACCTTGAAGAGGGGGGTGGACTACCGAAACTGGGCAACTGGTTCGGCGCGATGATCGCAGTAGATTACAATTATGATATCTTAGGAGAATAAGATGAGTTTAGCAGAATCAAATAGAGTCGGAATTGCATATGCAAAAGAGACTGTTTTCGGTGATGGCGATTTGACAAGCGCCACTACTATGAGATTAACAAGTGAGTCCTTAGTAGTAGATAAAGCTACTGAGACTTCAAAAGAGATTAGGTCTGACCGTAACATTTCTGATGTTATTGAGGTAGGGGCTAGTTCAGGCGGGTCAGTGGACGGGGAACTATCCTTGACTACCTATGATGAGTTTTTTGAGTCAGCTCTGTGTGGTCTGCCAGGTGCAACTACTGACTTTTCGGGGTCTGCGACATTTACGGCAAGCAGTAGTGATATAGTTTCTGTGGGTGCTTTTGCCGATGTAGTGGTCGGTCAGTATATAGAAGTACAAGGATCGAGTGAAGCTTCCAATAATGGGTGGCACTTAGTAGTAGCACGTGCATCGGACGACTTAGTGCAAGTGAGCTCATCTTTGGTAGACGCTAGTGATACAGTCACAATCAAAGGCACTTCCATCAAGAACGGAGTGACACAAACATCTTTTGCTTTTGAGAAAGCTTTTAATGATGTGAGCGTGTATGAAAAATTCGTAGGTATGCGTCTAGGTAAAATGACAGTAGAAGCTACTGCCAAACAGATTGCTACACTTAATTTTGAGTTTATGGGGACTTCTGCGGAGGTGGGCGACTCTTCTTTCGTGTCCTCGTTAGGCGCGCCTACTTCTTCAGAGGTTGTCAATGCTACTACAGATATGGGCTGTGTGCAGGTGGACGGTGCTGTATCTGACACACCTATCCAAAAAGTAAGTGTGTCTATTGACAACAAACTTAGACAGCAAGATGCAGTATGTACCAAGTATGCGGTTGGTATTGGGTATGGCCAATTAGAGGTAACAGGCTCACTTACTGCATACTTCAAAAACAGAGCACTACTTGACATATTCTTAAACCACACAGATATTGCTATATCCTTTGGTTTCAGAGATTCAGCAGGTAACGCCTTGCGAGTTACTGTGCCAAGTGCTAAGATTACAAGTAACCCGGTTGCTGCATCAGGTATTGATACTGATATCATGCAGGAACTTGATTTCACAGCTAAACTTGATCCTGTAACTGGTTGTCAGATACAGATTGACTTAGCTTAACATAACTCGGAGGACACGCCATGAGTTTATATAAAAAGTACGAAACTGACGCGAAAGCGGAGGTGGGAGGAGTTGAACTAGACTTCGGAGATGGAGTAATCTTTAAAGTTGCAAGAGCTGGTAAATCAAATCCTGCTTTTGCTAAAGCTTCTCGAAAGAGGACTAAGCCGTTTCTTTTTGCTATTCGCGCAGGAACACTAGACGACAAGATGGCACAGGAGATACTAGTTAAGGTGTTTGCTGAAGCCGTAGTTCTAGGATGGGAAGGCGTAACAGACCGTGAGGGAAAAGAGATTGAGTTCTCTTTTGATAGTGCGGTTAAGTTATTCAATGACCTACCTGACCTGTTCGAGCAGATCAAGGAATATGCTGAAGACAAAGATACGTTCAACGCCGATACTCATGGAGGTGTTGCAGACACTTTGGGAAATTCCTAGAGTGGCACTACGAGTGGAGCGAGTCGGCAGATTTCCTAACTGACTTAATTACTGATAAATATACGCCTGCCGCGCTTCTCTCTTTGCCTGAAATAACAGGTTTAGAGTGGGTGTGGGAGGCGTTTATTGATTTGTCCACCTGTAGACCCCCTGCTTTTGAGGGTATCAACCCGGTACCCTGGACTGTCGTAAAGGAGTGGGCTACACTCAATGATTTAGACAATTTTGATTTTGATATGCTATGGTTCTGCATAAAAAAGCTAGATTTAATAACAATAGAATGGGCTAAGAAGAAGTCTAAGGGGAAATAGCTATATGGCAAAGAATACAGAGAGAGTCATAAGGATTACCGTTGACGCTAGTAAGGCCAAAGATCAAGTAGAGGCTCTTAAGAATAAGATTAAAGGCTTCGAGAAGCAAACCAAGAAAGCTAACCATAGTCTAGCCTCTATGACCTCCAGTATTAACATCTTTAGGACTGCCATGAACGCGATAGTGGTCGGTACAGGTATATCTGCCATAGCAAAAATGTCTGACTCCTACACTAACCTAAACTCTAGGATCAAGCTTGTCACCAAGTCTGAAGAGGACAGAGCAGATGTCATAAGGGGGCTTAATGACATAAGTACCCGTACATACACAGACTTAGAAGCTAATGCAACGCTATTCAACCGTATATCTACTTCAATGAAGGAGTATAATATACAAGCCAACTCAGTGCTGGCTGTAACAGAGGCACTTTCTCAGACGTTAAGGATATCCGGGTCCACTTCTCAGGAGTCTAAGAGTGGGATAATACAGTTTACTCAGGGTCTAGCGAAAGGTAAATTTGATGGAGATGAGCTTAAGAATATACTAGAGGGAAACATAAGGCTTCAGAGGATATTCGCTGACGCGATGGGAGTATCAACGTCTAAGTTGAAAGAACTAGGAGCAGAAGGCAAGATAACAGCAGAGAAAGTGCTACCCGCACTAGTTATGGAACTGGAGAAACTCAGGGAAGAATCAAAGAGCATATCTCCTACTATAGGAGGGGCTTTGACAGTATTAATGAATAATCTAACCTTAGTCACAGGTAAGATACTAGAAGTGACTAAGGTATCTGAAGGACTAGCTGCGATATTTATGATAATAGCAGACAACTTGCATATAATAGTCCCCATGATTGGTACAGTACTAGTAGGTGCTTTAGTAGCAGCAGTGCCAGCCATATCAGGTTTTGCTGTAGCTTTCATGGCTGCTAACGCTCCTATGATAGCTTTGGTTGCATCTGTAGGATTGGTGGCAGGTGCAGTAGGCTTAATATTTGCGGGTTTTTGGGACGGCTACCCAGCTTTTGAGGCTGGCCTACAGTCAATAGGGGCTCAGTTCAGATCTCTAGTAGCTAAGATAGAGTTAGGCTTTGCTTACATATTATCAGGTTGGGAGAATATGTGGAACACTGTCAGAGGCAAGCCTTTGAGTATGGATAGAGTTAATGAAGCAGCACTCGGAAACCGTATAGCTTTCGCTCAAGCAGAGCAGGCAGCTCAGGACTATTGGGACGCAGTAGAGAAGAATGCTAAGAAACCTAAGATAACTATCGAGTCAATAAAAAAAGAGCTTGAGGATCTTATAAAGAATATATCCGGAGCAGGAAAAGGCAAAACTAAGAAAGACAAAGATCCAATAGGCGACAGATTGAAGTCTCTCCAAGACGAACTGGAGATGATGGGGCGCATCACTAAAGAGTCTCAGATTCAAGGTGAGATCATAAACATGACTCGCGTTCAGAAGAAGAAGGCCACTAATCAAGACCTTAAGGACATAGCTAAAGAAATAGATGCGAAGCAGAAAAGCTTAGACTTAGATAAGAAGTTGATTGATTTCAACAAAGACATAGCTAAGTCTCAAGATGATATTGGCAAAGCATATCAGCAAGGGCAGATAGCTCTTGCAGGATATAATGAGCTTCTAGCTAAAGGAATGATAACAAGCCAAGAGTTCACTATTGCGCAGGCTATCCACATGGAGAGCTATAATGCTGAGATAGACAAGATGCAGAACAAGACTGTTGAGCTTACAGGATTCATAAAAGAACTGCACGATGCTATGGATGGGTTCAGCCAAACTACTGCTGAGGGTCTAGTTGACATGACCGAGCTATTGTTTCAGTCCGGAAAAGGGTGGGCGGACTTCGGTGATATAGTCAAAGGCGTGATTAAGTCCATCGCAAGAGACATAGCAGTTATGGGCACTAAGTCCTTTGTGACTGACCCTCTGTTTGATTATATGAGAACAGGTGTGGCAGGGCTTGGAGCTGCCGGGGGTGGTAGCACTTACATGGGTGACGCTGCGACAATGAGCGGACCTGAGATAGCATCTTTTGGTAGGGTGCAAGCTCCTAGTGCTCCAGCAGTGCCGAGCTTCTCTCCTAGGGTTAACACTTCTGCTAAAGTTAACGTAGTCAATGTAATTGATCCTGCAGTAGTAGGTGAATACTTAAACACTAAAGAGGGCGAAGACACTATGGTAAATGTACTGTCCACCTCTGACTCATACAAGGCGATATAATGGTTTGGAAATATGCAGGTAGGTACGTCCTACCGTTCTCTCCTTCGAGCATGAAGATGGACATAAGATGGAACACAGCTCTCATGGACACTATATCTAGTGTAAAAACTAGAAGCCTGTCCAAAGAGCACCCACAATTCACTGTGAACTACTCTGCGCTCTTAAAGGGTGCAGGGCTTCAGTTTGCTACTGACAGAGTACTACGTGACCTTGAGCAAGAGGTTCTGATACCAATGTGGCAAGACGTGGCTACTGAGCGTATCAGTGACACTGAAGTGGGCATGCCAACCACAGATAAGACCTTCTACAAAGTAGGGTCTCTTGTCATGTTATGGAAGTCTGACACTGAGTGGCAGATAGTAGAAGTGGAGCAAGTCAACCCCGCCTATGTCAAGTTCGGCATAAACAGTATTGATTGGGTGTGTGTTGCCCCCGTTGAGGAGGGCTTTATGGCCTCTTCTCCCAGCACTAGCACAGACCGTAACCGCAACACTAAACTTAACTACTCTGTGACGGTTAAGAGACTAGATGGACCTTTAAGCACAGCAGGAGGCGGAGTTATCCCGGGTGTGTACGCTGATACTCTTATAGGTAATGGAGTTGATAGTGGCGTTGTCACACCTGCACCACAAAATCTATTGTCTAGCTTTTGGGGGGTAGTGACATACTTTACAGTGAATAGCTTAGATACTACACAAGTTATTATTTATTTATATACTGATGATGCAGGTGTTCCAAGTGGTACAGAAGCTACCTTGAGCTTATTTATTAGAACCGATGGCAGTATCGGTGTATATAGTTGCTTATATAGTTCTACTACTGGTTATAATAGTGTTGTTGATTCTGATGTTGGAGTGTTGGAGGAGGGTAAAACATATAGGTTGCAGGTATTCACTAAATCTGCTGACAACAGGGAATTTGACTTTTACTTAAATGGATTACAGATAAACACTACAAGGACAGTAGGGACATTACCATCTATTAACCCGCTACAGATCCCTAACAATATCACAATTGGTATTTCTAGACTTCTTGGTAGTAGCGCATCTTGTGAAATTTGGGACACTTATTACTCAATAGACCCTAATTTTGCGCTACCTAGCTCAATAGCTTCATATAATGAACCACCTAACACACTAGAAGATAATAGGCCTTATTACACAGGTAAAGAACTATTTACACAAAACCCTCCTGATGTAGTACCTGAAGTATATAATACATTTATCGGTAATGGGGTTGATAGCGGCTTGGATAAAACTCATAATATCGGGTCAAGCTTCGCGTCAATAGCATTTGATTTTTATGTTACGCTTGATTCGCATTCAGGTAGATTACTGATTATTGAAGACATCGACAACACCAACAATTATTCAGTAGGTCTGTCATTAATCAGCAACGGGCGAGTGCTTTTCTTTATACATAGAAGTAACACATCTACCACTTTAGGTATTACTTCACCAAATAACGCTTTAACTGTTGGTGTAAAGCATAGAATTTCTGTTTTTGTCAACGTGCTGAGTCATACAGGTGGGATGTTCATAGACAGCACTTCAGTAGGTTCAAATTTAGTAGGTGATGTAAACACAACACCTGTCCCTATATCAAGCACAATCAACTTAGGGTATGGTAGAGCTAATTCTAGCAGTTCCTACTCTTATATAGATGGTGAAATCTCTGAGTTTACTTTTAGCGACAATCCTCTAGCAATAGACCCTTCTACTATTGTTCAGTACGCAACAGGACAAGAACTATTCACACAGAACCCTCCTGATGCTCCACTGTCTGATTGGATAGGTGGAGCTACTCAAGGTGAGATAAAACAAGGTTGGATAGGTGGTGCTGTTCAAGGCACAATTGAAATATCTCCCCCATCAGGCGCGCCATCAGGTCCATATCCTGAAGACCCTAAGTTGACTGAAGTGCCTATTAAGTCGAAGAAAAGCAACAGCTACTCTCTACATCTCAACACTGTTAAGTCAGTAGGCGGAGTAGTTAAGGTCAACTCTATGCGGTCTGTGCCTACAGTAAGTACGACACAGGCATGGGATAACCAAAACCGAGATGAATATTTAAACATGCTGGATTTTCTAGCTAGATGTAGAGGACGCAAGAACGCTTTTGATTCTGCTTCTTTTAAGTGCGACTTAGCATTACTAACTGATGCGCCTCAAGGCGGGACGTATCTAGATGTAGCTGATCCCGGACTTCAGGTACTAACTATAGTAGGCACAAGATTCACTGTCATAAGAGGTCGTGCATGGAGTAGTGATGAAGTGTATGAGATAACTGACATGGCCAATGTGGCGGGTGGCGTCAGGTTATCACTTGATAAGGCCTTAATAGAGTCTATATTTACTTCAGATACTATCTCCAATGTCAGAGCATCTAGGTTAGCTTCGGACTCGATAAGTATTGATATTCAAGGGTTTACACGTAGCACAGCCAGTATAGCAGTCAGGGACATAAACGAGGGGGGATAATGTCATTTAGCATCTATGATAGCCAAGATCAAGTTGATGAGGTTGAGCTGTATCTATTCACTACTATAGGTACAGGCGACACTCTTGAAGTTTTTGGGTTTACGAGCTCCCCTAGTGATGTTACTGTGACAGTTCCGGTTGCTCCTAACGATGAAGTGATATTTGTTGCGGATGCCATAAGCAGAGGGCCTATTGTAACTCCAGTAGTCGGTGCGTCATCTACTATTAGCATGAAAGCTCATCCCAATTGTGAGTTTGCAAAAAGGCTTTCTTTAGGTGAATACGGTAGTGAAGTGACTCTCACTATTATGAAGATGGCGCCTGATGAGTCCCTCGCGGTTAGGTGGACAGGATACATTACTCAAGCAGTATATAAGCCTACCGACATAAAACTAACTGCCGTGTCGGTACTAGAGAAACTTAAGCGAAGCCTAAGAACAAAAAGCATTGAAGTGACGTGCCCCTGGCAAGTATACAGCAGTAGATGTAAGGCACAAAAGTCTGCAAGCAACACTCAACTGGCACTAGTAACAGGTGTACTCGATGAGTTTAACGGTGTTGTGACCCTAGACCCACAGATATCGTACTACGACCACGAGAGCTATGTCGGCGGGGAGATAGAAGTAGGAGGTCGGACATCAGTTATACAAAGTACTGAAGGAGTCACTGAGTATACTTTCACTCTCACTGACCCTACTGTACTTACCGGAGTGTCTGTAGGCGACGAAGCCAACATATCCTTTGGGTGCAACAAGAGTCAAGATGAGTGTCTAGATAGGTTTAACAATTTAATTAGTTTTGGCGGTTTCCCCAAGATTTCAGTAGAAGGTGTATAGCTATGTCAGGATTACTTATATGGGCTGCATCAGTAGTAGTCAACCGAGCGCTAACGGCTATCGAAGAAGAAGATCAGATACAGCAGAGGCGCGAGGATGTGTTTAAACAAAAACAGGACTGGATAAGCTCTCTAGCCCCTCTGTCTAACGCTGTGATAGGGAGTGACATACCAGTGGTTTTCGGATCTAAGTTAGTGCCAGGGAACTTAGTTAGACAGTCTAGTGCGTCGGAGTTGTCCGGCATAACTTACAATGATAGTCCCATGTGGATGCGATCAGGCCTATATGTATTCGCTTCAGAGGTAGACCGAGTTACAGAAGTATATAGTAAAATAAAAAGCGTTAGTCGGGGTGATTTGCTTGACCCCCTTGGCAACTATACATATCGTAGAGAAGACTGGATAATATACACCCCTAAGAAGCTAGGCAGGTCTAAGCTATCGTATGAGTACAACCCAAACATAAAACAGTTCGACTACACCAGTGTATATGGCCACTACCCGAACATACGACATACCGCAGTCTTGACCGAGCAGTACGGTGCAGTTAATGTAGAGTGGGAGAAGAGGTATGACGCTGACCTAGACGGCGTTAATGACTCATCTAAGTCAGTGGTTCTATCAACTAGCGTGATGGATCAGAGTATTGATTTCACAATATTCCCCAATGGCATGCCAGGAGAAGGCATACTCCCAACTAAGCCTATATTATCGTTCACCCAATACGAGCAAGACCCAGTAGTGTCTAACACCCCTACTGTGAACACTGATAAGATGTTCTATTCAAACCTTTCATGGGAAGTCGCAGTTGACAGTAAGCTCAGAGATGCAGACTCTTCTAACTATCAAGGGTATGCCTGTGCGAATGTGGGAGTACTTGCTAAGTCAGGTCAACACGGGGATGACAAATCTTTCTTCTTTAAAGCTGAGAGAAAGTCTGTAACTGGCATAGTTAGCACTGATGGGTATAGGCACCTAGACCACCTTCAGAAGGTAATAAACACTACTGTTACTGTACGAGATGACGTTAACGGTGAGATTCAAGTAGCTTACCCTGGGGATTTGGTAGGTGCCAACCCCATAGTTGCTATTGCTGAGATATTGGTCAATACTGAATGGGGATTAGGTCTACCTAAAGACTCCTTAGATGCAGACAATTTCATAGACAACGCTCAGATACTGTACGACGAAGACATTTGGGTAAACTTTGCATCTAGTGGAGACTCACTAAAGACAATATTTGACAACTGTGCGACTGCTGCAGATATGGTGATGTTCACAAGTAGAGATACAGGACTCATAAAGATAGAACTGATGCGCGAAGGTCAAGACAGTGGGCTTGTGATAGGAGATTCTGATATTGTATCTCTTGCACACTTAACTGTATCTAGGTACGAAGAGACTCCGAAAGCAGTAGACATACAGTATTCTGATGACGATGCCCAAAAGCTCGTTAAGTACTCACGCAACAACAGCGGTGGGTCGGCAGACGCTTTCACTATTGAATCGCCCTACATAAACGATTCTAGTGTAGCAGATAAAGTGCTCGCTAGGTCTGCTAAGGTTATGACATCTAGAACTGCCCGAGTGCGAGTGACGGTAGCTTCTAATAGCGCCGCAGTGCCTATTGACGGTGGATTTAGGTCACTGGAGATAGGGGATGTAATCACAGTTGGGTTTAATGAATATTCAATACCGCAAAGTAAATACCGAGTGTTGGGCGTAACTGAGTCTGAGCAAACAAAAGGTACATTAGTCCTAACTCTAGTCACTGACACTTGGGGTAACGCATCAACGCCATACTACAAGAGGACCGAATCACTACTTGCTACTATTTCTGCATACCCAGTGTCTTCACCTTTCATAAGAGCTACAGGATCTTCATATTTGGAGATATCCCACAGGCTAAACCCATATAATGAGAATGATATGCCTCTTAGACCCTTTGTGAGCATAGAAGCCTCTGCCCCTAACCAAGAGCATAAACATTTCCAAGTGCCAACTTTTGAGTCTGCTGAAGTTAGAGCTAAATCTGAGTTTACTCCCATAGCAGACCTTAGATATGCAATAGGTAAGCAGGACGCGTATTTCAGCCTTCAGGGTTTTGGGTTCTTCCCACCACTAAACAGCCTGCTCATGATAGGCGATGAAATGGTAAAAGTCACTAATATATCGAGCAAAACACAAAGTGCTATTGTATTCATAGACCGTGGGTGTCACGACACTGTTCCAGCTGCGCATGACGTTGATACAAAAGTCACGCTCCTCAAAAAAGTACAGACTACTAGGCAGTGGGCATCTATAATAAGTGCAGTACCTCCAATAGGGCCTAGTTCGGACTTTAAAGTGCTCAACACAAACAACAGCTTAATCACGCAAGAGCTGGACGAGGTAGAGTATAATACATGGAACCCAGTTGAGGGGAGCCGACAATTCTTACCTCCAACGCCCACTAATGTGAAGGTTAATGGTAGCTATGACCCGTCAGTGCTGAGAGGGGATGCTTCTCTAACTTGGAACCACCGGAACCACGGAGATGACTTCAAATCAGAATCGCCTAAACACTTCTTAAGCTTAGATGGTACTACAGATGGAAACACATACCGCGTTCTATTCTATTTCGATGGAAGCGAGACTGAAGCCAAGTCTGACACTACGACAGGGTTGAGTTACACCTATAGCAGTGTTGACATGATATCTGATAATGGCGGCGTTGAGCCTCTGACTGTTCGAGTAGTTATCGAAGGGCTAGACACAGGCAACAACAATACCTCTTGGCAGAGGTATGAATACGTGATGTCCTATGGAGATAACATTCCAGGTGACGGATGGAACACAGACTGGTCTAACAACTGGGATAACTAAGGTAAAAGTGAGGGGGCTACAAGCCCCTTTATTATTTATATTTAACACAGCAGAAAAACAGGAGACTATATATGGCAGCTAACTTTGGTAAGATACAGGCATGGGGGTGGGACCCAGGAGATGACGAATGGGGCTCTGACGTTAACAATAACTTTAATACTGTGGATAGGCTTGTAGCCAACCCAGCGAAAGCGATTGTTAATGACCCATCCACTATCTCAAGCCCTGCAAACAATGACGTATACATAGTGGGGGCATCTCCGGTAGGAGATTTCAATGGGCAGGCAGGCAGGCTGTCTTATTGGTCTAGCGTTGCATACGGTGGCGACGACTCATGGAAGTTTTGGACTGCTGCTGAAGGCCAGTCAATCTCCATGACCGATGGATCAGTCAGAACATACTCTAGCGTGGCAGGAGTTAACTATTGGCTACAATCTAACACTATCAATGTGGCTACATGGGCAGAGTTCAAGAACGCAATGCAGTCGAGCGCATTCTCGACAGTTCATGTACAAGAGGAAGTGTTCGCTCCAGTAGATGACTTAATTACAGTGTTTGGCCACAAGCGCGTAACTGGCTTACCTGTTAGTATTGAGAACACAACGCTTACCCTTAACTCAGGTACAGTGGACTTCTTTTGTGAAGTGCATATAGGCTCACAAGCGGGAGCACCTGGAGAGTTAACGGGCGACTCACCTTTGGTTAGAATAAGAAGAGTGTATGCGCATACCCAGTCTGACTATCTAGGTACCGGCCTTGTAGAGTATGAGTATCTAACAGGAGTGTTCACAAACACTCTGCAGCTATTTTGGGACAATACAAATCAAACTAAAGGCCCTGGATCTTCTGCGGGTGTGACATCGGAGGTATTCCTTACTGCAGACATAGACCCGATTAACCCTCCGTGGTTGTCATTAGGTAGTACCGCGGGCGTAGTGGTTGAGGAGATACAGACATTAAATGTGACTTCGGGGAATAAGACTTCCTTCACTAAGAAGTTCATAAGTGGAGAGTTTATCACACCGGGAGTCATACAAGCAGGGTTCTATGAGATGCAGCTCATGTGCAGGACTGACTCTGCTAACGAGACATATTTATGGCAAGCTCAGTTTGAGCAAATGGAGTCTGATGGTACTACAGTCAAGAACACTCTAGCTGAACTCACATCAGGAGTTATCAGCATGGCTAGGAATAGCACTTTGCCAATACTACTTAGTAATACCTTAGCTAATAGTCTTGATCAAGATATTGGGGATAGGATCAGGCTTACCGTCAGCGTAACTAAAGTGTCAGGAGGCGGGTCTACAGCCCTCAGCCTATACACAGGTGCCGCATATAGAAGTTTTTTTAATATCCCAGTACAGCAGACTACTGATACAGTTCTAGACTTATCTCCTGTCACTAACAATGGAACTCTAACTGAGGCTCTGACTACTCTTTGGACAGATAAATTAGATAAGGCGCAAACAGAGGCTCAGAGTTTAGAAAGTGAGGTTGATTTCAATGGCGTTACGAACTTAAATAATATTACAAATGCTCAAGCTCCAATAAACGCAAACGCTCCTATTCGTCATAAGGCTATTGATAGTTATTATGATTCTAATGGAACTCTACAAGGTTTTATTTATGCGACTGACACGCAAGGTTTGGTTTTACAAGCAGACCAATCAGCAGTTGATGAGATACATTTAATTGATGAGACTTTTGTAAGTGCAAAGTTAACAACTGCATCCTTACAAGTTGATGGTTTATCTAATCAAGATGGCCCTGCTACTTTTGGTGGGGTAATAAACGCAACATCTAGAATCCTCCAAGGCTCAGTTACAGATGATGGCGTAACAGGTGGGCAGTTTGAAAGCATATCCACTACTACTGGGGCTACTTTTGGAGGTGATGTACTAATAGAAAGTCCATCGTCACATGGTTATCATTTGAAAGGTGACAGTTACCAAAATATATTAGGGTTTAGAGCGGACTCAACTCGTAGATTCGTAATGGAGTCTGGTCCATTTGGGAGCGGTTCTAATATAAAACTAGCTGTTTATGACAATGTTGGAGCAAATGCTATCAATATATTCTCGTATCAGCATGGTGCTAAATTAGAGATAGTTCCTGACATTGATTTAACAGGCCGAATCCTCCAAGGCTCAGTTACAGATGATGGCGTAACAGGTGGGCAGTTTGAAAGCATATCCACTACTACTGGGGCTACTTTTGGCGATACCTTAAAGGTACAAACTAACGACACAAATCAATACGCTCTAGAATTAGAACAAAACCCTTTAGCCTCAGCTATTCATTTATCTTCAAAGGGCGATGGATATATGGGGTGGGTTGGTTTTCGTGATAACGGAACCCGTAGATTTGCTTTAGAGTCAACACCTAGTAATAATGGCTCAAATTTGACTCTACAATTAAGGGATTCTCTAGGCGCTAACGCACAGACAGTGTTTAGTGCCTCTTACGGCTTTGGCTTTGATGTGTTTTATGATACGAAAGTGCCTAGAATCCTCCAAGGCTCAGTCACAGACGATGGAACAACAGGCGGAATATTTGAAAGTTTAAAGAGTGAGGGGGGAGTAGCACTGGAGGCATTACCTTCCGGACTCCCTGCAGGAAAGACAAAAGCCGGGTCGCTGTCCATAACTACAGAAGGCGAAGTGTATATAGAGTAACTCGATATAAGCCCTTGACTACTTAACCGCAAGGGCTTATATTTACTTAAAATCAACAATGCGAGGACAGTATGAAATTCAATCTACAATTAGACGAAGCACAAGTACACTTGGTACTAAAAGGTCTACAAGAGCTACCAGCAAAAGAGAGCATGCAAGCCATCCAGTTTATCGGAGGTGAGTGCCAAAGACAGGCTCAGGCAGCGCAAGAACAGAAAACTAGAAGTAAGCCAGCACCCAAAGGCAAAACAAAAGTAAAACCTAAGACGGAGGCCAAGTAATGCCTAATCCAGTATATAATCACCGACTGACAGATCTATATTTCTCCGGTGGTAGAGTTGACATTTTGGACGTAGAACTCCTACGTGCATGGAATGATATCAGCTACCAAGTAACTCCTGAGACAACTATTGACTCTGACGTAGAGGGCGAAGACACTATTGTTGTGCCTGAGAGGGTAGAGACTACTCTTAGAGGTATTGCAGGTGTTCGCATCACATCTATTCGATTAGTGGACGGTGAAGAAATAGTGAAGAGATCATTTACACAGAACTTCGATTTTGTGTATGACCCTTCAGTGCTCGACATTAATCAACAAGGTATTGAAGCTGCACTAGAAGCTATTAAGAGCGACGACGACTAGTTCATGTCCACTGGCTCAGTAGTAGATGTAATGAATCCACAGCAAATGAGCTTAGATAGCCTGGTGACTTATGGTTACTGGGCTATCTTCTTTTTTATATTGCTACCATTAGGCGGGTGGATAAAGAGGTTCTTCTCGAAAGATCCTGTACTAGAAGAAGCTAGAAAACAGACAGTGATATTGAACGAGGTGTTGTCTCAGCAGACAGCAATACTCCGTCAAATATCCAACGTAGAGAAAGAAGGGATGCTCGGTGAGGCTAAATGCATGAAACAGTTCCACACCTCTACTAAATTTGCTTTCCTGCTAATGATATCAAAGTACCATGAGAGAATACGCAAGAATGGACTCTCTTCTGAGACTAGGCACAATGTGCTAGGTAGATACCAATGGTGTGCGGAAGAAGTGTCAGGCAAGTTCTATGTAGATCTCAATGGCTACACATGCAAGATAAACGGGCGCACTCTCAGTGGCTTCCTCAACTCTCAAGGTGGTGACATGCTGTTTAACAGGATAGCCGAACAACTGTTTGATAACCACTGGAAGATATCAAAGAAAGACCCTACAGCTCTTAATGAGGAGGACGTCGAGCTTGCTATGGATAGGTTTGTGTCTATTGTGCTCGGATCAGCAAAGAAGTGGATGGGTAATGACAAAAAGACTTTGGAGAAAGCGTGGGATAAGTTGGAGCCTAAGCTAGTATTCTCCTTAGAGGCAGAAGAGATTGAGTTTTACGGAGGTGACAATGGGTCAGAAAACAGTAATTAAAGACTGCCCTCAGTGTGGCAGAGGCGTTAGACTGAATGGTATAGGGAGCTCCAGGAGTTCGGGGCAGAGGCTTCTTACTCAACTAGTGGGTTTTATCCTACCTTTCACTTGCGACAGGTTTAGGCCTGCATCAGACTGGCACGATATGGCAGTCCACCAAGGGCCTAAACTGAGTGAGTGGTTTGTCATTTGGCGTACTAGAGTTGACAAGACATTCTATGACATGTGCATGGCTGAAGCGGACAAAGCAGGTAATTGGTTCTCTAGAATGTATTTTAAAGGTAAAGCTAGAGAGTTGTACGAAGCGCTAGAGTTCAATGACGGTGATGGATATCCAATTAAGCAGTGTAACCACTAGGAGAGAATATGAGAAACTATTTTTCTGATAAAGAGCAGTCGTGTAATTGCTGCCGTAAAGGTAAACTACACCCTGACACATTAATGAGGGCAAACAGAGCCAGGCACAGAGCCGACATCCCGTTTGTGATTAACTGCGCTAGTAGGTGCGACTCTCGTAACAAGGCTGTAGGCGGTGTGGACAATTCAGCGCATTTAATAGATAGTGACGGATTTTCACGGGCTTTGGACATTCAATGCTCTAACTCCTGCGCCAGGGCTATCATAGTAAAAGCTCTAATTATGGAAGGGTTCACTCGAATAGGCATTTATGGTACTTTCATTCATGCTGATGACGACCCAAAACTCCCGCAAGATGTTATGTGGTTAGATAAATAAGTAAAAGGCACTCAAGTTGAGTGCCTTTATTGTTTAGTTCGCTCTAGTCACTGACTTAGAGTTGTTGTAGCTGCCTTTCTTTCGGTAGCTATACTCTCCAGCGTCACTGTGCCTGTGGAACACAATCTGACCTATCTTGTCACCGGTCTTGAGTAGAGTAGTGTGGAATCTAAGGTTATTCCTCAGCTCTAAGGTTAGAACAGAACCGTGGAACCCAGCGTCGATCCATACTGCAAGAGCATGGTCAATGCCTTTACGTGCAACTGAGCTCTTAAGCCTAAACTCTGCTGACACGTCATCAGGCAAGTCAAACTCTTCTTCCGTATGCGCTAGACAGAATCTCCCAGGGGCTAATTTAATGTCACCTCTTATCTTAGTCATGTGAGGAGTAACACAGCCTTTATCTAGAGTTACAAGGTTAACATTGGGGCTAACCTCCTTCTCAACAAAGAATGTATCTCCCAACCTAACATCTATACTCGAAGCATTGATAAAGTCAGGGTTGCACCCCTTCATGTAGCCTTGGTCTAGCAACTCTTTTATTTCTATTCCTGATAATGTACTCATGCTTTTAGTTCCCTTATTACCCACCTAACCTGCCCTTGCAGGATAGGCTCCCATTTTTCCGGTGTGGTTTTCAATGCTGCTTCTAGGTGCTGTGCTATAGTTAGGTTCCCTTCTTTCAGCGCCTCGTACCTATCATCTCTGTCGAAGATGGTGTTAGCTACAGCTTTATCAAGCTCAACCCAACCGTTGCGGTCTAGTTCCATGTTGCATTGGTTACGGATCTCGGCTACATCTTGTAGATACGATTTGCCTCCATTACGGTTGCCACAATCCCAAAGTTTCTTTT